AGATCGAACCGGCATAAGGCGTCGCCCAGCAGGGCCGAACAGGCGGAATGAAAGATCCGGCCCTGCATCCGCCCGAAGGGCTCCGTCAGTCCCCGAAGCTCCGCACGGAACGACCCGCCCTGACGCGCGATCTCTCCCAGGGACCCGCGAAACCGCAAGGCGCGCTCGGACGGATCGGCCCAGTTCACCCACCAGATGCGGACCTCCGCACCGTCGTATCTGCCGGCTAGGATATCGACTTCCGACAGGGACGCATCGCTCAGCACTCCCAACGCCTCGGTGTTGTCCACCGCAAGGCCGGTGCCCATCTCCAGCGCCTGTGCGGTCATGCCGCTGCTCGCCCGGAACAGGATGCCGTCGAAGGCAAGGTCCCTGTCATGGTCGGTGAAGCCCAGCACAATTCCGTCACGGCGTTTCACGGCCCAGGCGCGCGCGACGGTCGTAACGCCCTGTCCCAGATGCTCGGCCAGGCTCACAGCCGTATCTCCACCACCGGGACGCGGGGAAGTTCGCCGGCCCGGAAGCTCGCCATCGACACCTGAAGCCTGTCGGTGTCGAAGCGTACCGGCACATCGAACTCGAAACCGGCTGTCACCAGGCTGCCGGCGGACGGCGCCGCGGCGAAGCGGAGTACGCCACTGGACGCCTCCACGCTCCAGCCATCGGTCTGCGCCACGCCGTCCAGTGCGACGACGACCGTTCCCGTCACGGGCTTGCGTACCGGCCGGCGATAGGTCTGCCCGCCCGATGCGTAGGCTTTGACCAACTGGAACTCCGTGCGGACCGCGTCCCCGACGCCCAGCGCCTGGTCGTCCGGGCGGATCTCGCGCGACGGCAGGGCCGAGCGGTAATCGCTCCAGTCCTTCCAGCGAAACCCGAACAGCTGGCCCGAACGCGCCTCGAAAAAGGCGATCAGCGCCTCTAGGTCATCGGGACTGCGCAGGCCCAGACCCGCATCATAGCGCCGCCGCGCATCCGCCCAGGGGGTGTTGCGCTCCTCGAAACCATTGGCCAGCGTCACGATCTCGGTGCGCCGCTCGGGACCGCCGATCGCGCCGAAGCTCAGGTTCGTGGGAAATCTCACCTCGTGGAATGTCATTGCCCTCACCTGTTCTTCTGACCGCGCGCGATCAGCCGGCCGACCTGGGCCGCGATCTGGCCCTCGGACCGTCGGAACCCGTCGACATCCGGCGTGGAGATGTTGATGACAACATTGACAGGCCGCCCACCGCCGCCCGCCTCGACGCCCAGCCGACCATCCGGCCCGCGTGCGAGCGGCAGGATCGCCTCCGGCCCCGCCTCGCCCATCAGTCCGGTCCGCCCGCCCCGCATGGGAAAAGTCACCGGGCCCGTCACCACTCCCCCATCGGCAAAGGGCAGAACCCGCCCCTGCGAGAAGCCCGCCCCGTCTGCAAAGGGCAGCACGGCAGACATCGCCGACTGCAGCCCCTGCGCGATGGCCCCGCCGAACGCGCCCTGCACCGGACGGATCGAGGCCGAGTAGACCGCATCCATCATGGATTTCGACACCTCGCGCAGCGCGTCCGACAGCTTCATTCCATCGAACACCACGCCATCGAACGCCCGCCGCAGTCCGCCGCCGACATTTCGGCTCAGCGTATCGACCTCGCGCCCGGTGAAAGCCATCGTCCGGCCCATCTGGCTCAGTTCGGCGTCAAACGCCGCCGTGGCCCCCCGCGCCCCATCCAGGCTCGCCTCCAGCGCTGCCACGCGCGTATCCAGATCCTCGAAATCGGTCACTCGGACCCTCCCCCTCTGCTGTCGGGAAACCGTGCCGCCAGCGCCTCCAGCGCCGGGCGGTCCAGCGGCGCCGGCCCTGCGGCCTCGCCCAGAAGCAGGCGCAACTCATGGGGCGTCAGCGACCAGAACACCGCCGGGGAAAGCCCCAGCCGTCCGATCCCTGCCGCCATCAGAGCACCCCAGTCGAACCGCCCGGCCCCACTCATGTTATGCCGGGACCGGCGAAGGCGCGCGCCAACAGCTGCGCGGCCACGCGCGCGGCCTCGACCGGGCCGCCCCGGACCTCGACCGCCAGCAGATCGCTAGCCGAGCCCTGCCAGCCGCCGCCGCGCAGCCCCGCCACGATCAGCGCCAGAACGTCGCGCACCGTGTAGCCGCCGCTCTCGAACCGCTCGACCAGCGCAACCAGGCTGTCGGCCTGCATCGTCGCCTCCAGCTCAGCCAGTGCGCCCAGCGTCAGCTTCAGCACATGGCGCCGGCCGTCCAGCCACAGCGCCACCTCTCCCGCATGCGGATTGGCCATCACAGCGCCGCAAAGGAAAGGACCCCGGCCGAGGCGAGGCTCATCGAATAGGTCGCCTCGCCATTGTGGCTGCCGGCATAGTCGACCGATGCGATCTGGAACGGCCCCTCCACGATGCCGAAATCAGGGATCACGACCTGGAACCGCGGCACCTCGGCGTCGAAGAATGCCTGCCGCACCCGCGCGTCCGAGACAGCGTCGCGAAAGACGCCCGACCCCGAGATCGCCGCGCTGCGCACCCCTGCCCCGCCCAGAAGCTCGCGCCAGCCGCCTTCGCTCTCCAGGCTGGTCACGTCCACCGTCTCGGCATTGAAGGCCAGCCGCGTCGCGCGCAGCCCGGCGACCGTGGCGAAGCTGCCGGTCCCGTCCATGTCCATCCTGATCAGCAGGTCTTTTCCGTTCTGGGCAGTCATGCGCCATGCTCCGTGTTCGGCCGGCATTCCCTCGACCGCGACGCAGCCGCCGACGGAAGACCGCGGTTCAACTCAATCCTCGACGAGGACGCGAAAGCTCAGATCGATGCGCCGGGCGCCTTCCCGGCGCATGCGCGCTGCGTTCGCCCGCTGGAACCAGATGCCGACGACAGAGCCGCGGCCCAGCTGCGGATAGGGACGCAGAAGCATCGCGTCCGAAATCGCCGCCGCCACCTCCTTGGCGCGCTGGAAACCCGCCGCGGAACTGACGACGCTGATCTGCAGCCGGTGTTCCGCGCCGCGCGCCGTGGCGTCAGAGCGGTCCACCGCCTCCTCCGGGCCGACCAGCACGAAGGTGCCGGGGGGCGTTCCCGGCGGAATGGCGTCATAGATCTCCTGCCCAACCAGGTCGCGCAGGGTGTCGTCCGACGCCAGCCGCCCATAGACGGCCTGCTGCAGCGCAGCGGCAACGGCATAGCTCATGCCGGCTCCTCCTCCTCGCAGAAGCAGCACAGATAGGCGCCGGCGCGGTCATGCTCGGCCACGGCCAGGATGCGGAACAGCCGCTCCCCCTCCCGCAGACGCTGGTCCGGATGCGGCCGCATCAGCGACTGCGGCGGGGCTGCCGGCACCAAGATGCGGTAGGGCACGCGGCCCATGGGCACGCCGGGGCCGTCCTGCGTGCGCCCGATGCCGGACCGCAACTCGGCCCAGAGGGTACCCAGCGCGATCCAGTGCTCGACATGCCCGCCCGAGCCGTCCTCGTCGCGCAGATGCGTCTCCAGGACCAGACGCCGGTTCAGCACTGGCGCCCTCATCTCGGCCCCGCCGCCGATGTGCGCACGACCCGCCAGCGCTCGATCAGCGCCATCACGCCGAAGGGCATCGCGGCGCCCTGGGAAACGCCATGGCGGCTTTCGTGATACTGGGCGGTCAGCAGCATGACCGCCTGCGCCAGATCAGCGGGGACATCGGGCCACTCCGCGCCGAACCCCGCGTCGAACAGGATCTCAGCGGCGCCGCCCGTCGGAATGGAGGGCAGCAGCCAGCCCGTCGGCACCAGTTTCGGCCGGTGCTGATCGGGCTCCAGGGCATAGGCACCCGGATCGACCGTCTGCACCGTGCCATCCCTCGCGATCAGCCGCAACGCGGTGACCGCCCGGACCGGAGCCACCGGAAACGCCTCGCCATGCGGGTCCCGCCACCCTGTCCGCCGCAGACGGAAACTCCGCAGGATCAGCGCCTTGCCGATGCGCGCCTCCACGGCCAGGATCGCCGCGCGCAGATAGCGCAGGATCAGCCCGTCCTGCCCGCCGTCATCCACGAACCCGGTGCCCAGACGCAGATGCGCCTTGCAGGCATCGAGCGGGAGCGCGGCGTCCGGAAAACGCTCGACTTCCGTCAGCATCATGGTTTCTCCGTGGGTTGTGTCAGCGCATGCGTGCGCACCCGACCACCTTCACTGCCGCCGCACGGGGCAGGACCGGCGGGGGTGTGCGCATGCGACCGCAGCCGGATCGGGTCCGGCTGCGGCAGCTTCTCGTGTCGCGACCTCGGACGGGATCAGGTCAGCGCGAACTTCAGCAGCTTGATCGCCTTGAAATCGCTGACATCGCCGCCCACGCGCTTGGTCGCGTAAAAGAGCACATGCGGCTTGGCCGAGAAGGGATCGCGCAGCACCCGCAGATCGGGCCGCTCCGCAATCGTGTAGCCAGCCCGGAAATCGCCGAAGGCGATGGCGTAGCTGCCCGCCGCGATGTCCGGCATGTCCTCGGCCACCAGGACCGGATAGCCCATCAGCCGCGCCGGCTCCGCTGCGGCCAGACCGTCGGACCACAGGAAGCGACCATCGGCATCCTTCATCTTGCGCACGGCGCCGGCGGTCTTGGAGTTCATCACGAACACCGCATTGGCGCGATAGGGCGCATCCAGCGCATAGACGAGATCGACGATGGCGTCCGAAGCGTTGACGGCCGCGAAATCGCCGGCCGCTCCGGTGGCGACGTAGCCGAGCTTGCCCCAGGACCAGGTGGACTGGGCCACCTTCGTGTGGGCAAGGAAGCCCTTCGGCTTGTCGGTGCCGTTGCCGGAGACGAAGGCCGCCGCCTCGGCCCGGGCAAAGCGGTCCGCGATCCGGTCGGCCAGCCAGCCCTCGATGTCGAAGGCGCTGTCGTCCAGAAGCCGCTGGCTCGCCTTCGGCATCGCGGACAGCTCGTGCAGCGGGATGCTGATCCGGTCGATCAGCGGCGTGGCCGTTTCCGCGGCAGGCCCCGCTTCCGATGCCCAACCGGTCCCCAGCTCGCTGTGATCGACCAGCACGTCGAACGAGCTCGCCTCGACATGCACGACATTGGCGATGCCCCGGATCGAGGCGGTGGCGTAGAGCACGCCGCGGATCGCCTCGGTCGTCTCGGGGTCCACCAGATAGCCGCCATCGGCATTGGTGAGCGTGCTCAGTCCCTTGGCCTCCAGCGCAAGGCCGCGAAGAGCCTCGTCGTCGCCGCTGCGCAGGTAGGCACCGAAAGCCTTGCGATGAGGGACGCCGGTCTCCATCCCGGTCGACAGCGCGGGGCGCGTCGCCGCGGAGGAAAGGCGTGCGTGTTTGCGATCCAGCATGGTCAGTCGCTCTTCCTGTTGTTGCAGCCTGGTCCTGAGCTCGGCGTGTGCCGCCGTGAACTCGGTGAGAAATCCGGTCAGGGCGGCTTTCACCTCCGCCACCGGATGCGCCGCGACCTGGAGCTCCCGCTCGCCCGCCGCCTTCGCCTGGGTGTGGTCCATGTCGTGATCCTTTGTCCGCGTGGAGGGGATGGCCGGCTCAGGCCTCGGTCATCAGCCGCCGGGCGGCAACAAGCGCCTCGGCAAGATCGTGCAGCGCGGCCGCTTCCGTACCGGCCTCGTCGCGGGCCTTGGAGCCGACCCGCGCCTCCAGCTGCATCGGGAAGGTCACCAGCGAGACCTCCCAGAGTTCGAGCTCGATCAGCCGCCGTCCGCCGTGGCCGTCCCGGTCGCCCTTTACCGTGCGGTAGCCGATCGAAAGCCCGTCGATCGCCCCCGCAGCGATCAGTGCCAGCGCCTCGCGCCCCCGCGCCACCTCGGGCAGGAGCCGCCCCCTGACCCAAAGGCCGCGCTCGTCCTCGCGCACCTCTTCCCAGACGCCGATCGGGGCGGCCGGATCATGCTGCCACAACATCTTGACGCGGCGGCCGTCGGCGGCGAGGCGGGCCAGCGAGGCGGCGTAGGCGCCGGGCAGCACCGTGTCGCCTCCGCCATCGCGGCGACCGAACACCGAGGCATAGCCGGCCACCTCGGTTCCATCCGTCACGACAAGCCCGCTCTCGGGCCGATGGAACTTTCGCTCCAGCGCCTGGGTGTCCGTCATGCCTCGTCCCTCTTGCTGATAGCGCGGGCTGCGCCGCCCGCGGGTTGCGTCCTGCCTGGGCCGTCCGATCGGCGGCGTCAGCGCGCGCTTGCGCTGCGCTGGATCGCCTCGGTTATCCGGTCCAGCCGGCGCAGGATCTGCTCGATGCGCTGGTCGATGACCGCGATGCGCCGGTCCGCGTCCGTCACCTGCCGGTAGGTCTCGGGCGAACTGACCAGACGCTCGGTCAGCCGCAGTTCCACCGCTCCGATCCGTGCGTTCTGCGTGCCCGCCCACCAGATCGCGTTGCCGGCCTGAAAGGACAATATTGGCGCCAGGCTGATCCAGTCCGAAAGCAGTCCGACCCGGGCTCCAGGGAGTGCGCTGCTGGTCATCCCCGATGCCCTCTCAGATTGGCAGTCCGGTGATGAGCGACACGCCCAACTGCGCCAGGATCGCCCCGAGCACCCCGTAAACCGTGATCCAGATCCGGCGCTCCAGCCGCTCGAGCATTTCCTCGATCCGCGTCAGCCGGAATTCGAGCGCCGACCATCGCTCCAGCGCCACCCGTTCGTTGGCCTCGATCTGCGCATGGGCAGCATCGAAACTGTCGTAGAGATATCGCGACCCACCGATCGGGCGGCGCGCGCTCATGGAACCTCCGGCAGCTTCGGCAGGCCGAGCAGGACGCGCTTCTCGGCATCGGTGAGGAAGCCCGCTTCTCCCACCCGCCGCCATTGCTGATCGCGCTCCGCCGCCAGCGCCGGCAACTGATCGAGGTCCGGCCGCAGCTCGACCGGCTCCCCGCTGAACCCCGACAGCCAGTGCGACAGCGCCGCCGTGATCCGCGTTGCCAGCGGAACCACCGTCAGCCGGTAGAAGGCCCGGTTCGCTTCCTGATAGTTCGCATAGGTCGCGTCCCCGGGGATGCCCAGCATCATCGGCGGCACCCCGAAGGCCATCGCGATCTCGCGCGCCGCCGCTTCCTTGGTCTTCTGGAATTCCATGTCCGAGGGCGAAAAGCCCATCGGCTTCCAGTCAAGCCCGCCCTCCAGCAACATCGGACGGCCGGCGTTGCGCGCGCCCTGGTGGTTGGTCTCGATCTCGGCCACCAACCGGTCGTACTGGTCGGGCGAGAGCCCGCCGTGCCCGTCCGCGCCCTTGTAGACGATCGCTCCCGAAGGCCGGGCGGCGTTGTCCAGCAGCGCCTTCGACCAGCGCAGCGCGGCGTTGTGCACCTCGATGGCCGTGGCCGCCGCCTCCAGAGGCGACAGCCCGTAATGGTCGTCCAGCGGGTGGTAGCTGCGCAGATGGCAGATCGGCTGCAGCTCGCCCGTCATGTCGAAACGGTGCCGGCGCGAGCCTACCGAATACTCATAGGCCGAAGGCCAGCCGTCCGCACCGGGCAGCACGCGCATCCGGTCCGAGCGCAGCACATGCAACTCGCTCGGCAGGGCGAGGCGGGACGCCTCGGCCTCCTCGGCCACGGCCTCGACATAGGCGTTGCCGCTGATCAGCAGCTGGATGTAAAGCGCCTCGAAGAAATCCGCGCGCCCCTGGCCGGGATTGGGCTGCCCGATCAGGGCCAGCAACGGATGTGTCTCGTATCTGCGCTCGCAATCCTGCAGCACCAGGGGGAGCGCGGCCGCCGCCTCGGCGATCAGCCGCACTGCCCGGAAGCCCACGGGGTTGCCCTGATAGCCGGCCCGCGTCAGCGAGCGGGGATCGCGCGCGGTCCAGACCGGCTGCGGAACCTGCCGCGCAACCCCGGCAAGGGGCGAGATGCGCCCCGCCGTCAGCGGGCCTACGGCCGATGCCTTCGCCTCAGGCGCCGGCGCCGCCGTGGCGCGCCGAAACAAGCCAAATACCATCCGCCTCGTCTCCTTCGTTCAGCCATGCCGCGGACCGGAGCCCGGCCGGCCACGCGCCGCACAGTCCGCAGCCCCGGGGCACGCGGAACGCCTCGGCCTCCTCCTTCGATTGTCCTGTTCGACGGCCGCCAGGCGGCCCCGGCTGCAGCGGCGCCCGATCAGAGCACGCGCACCCGGGGCCGCCGCCACTGGGCGGCGGGCTGTATCATCAGCTCCGTCATCGCCCAGACCAGCGCGTCAACCCGGTCCGGGCTGCCGCGTCCCATGAAACCCCTCGGCGTCATCAGGACCATCTGATCCTCCAGCGCGCCGAGGCCGCGCAGATGCGCGACCCGCCCCTGCTCGTAGAGCGCCGCCACCGGCTCGGCGCGCGCGGCCTTGCCGCGCGTCGCCCGCACGGCCCGGACCGGCACCATCGGATCGACCTGCCGCACCAGCTGTTCCACC